TGTGACATGTCACAGCGTTAATTTGGTTTCGTGCCAGCCGCGGTGGACCCAGCACGTAGCTTCACGTTTGCACGGACAATCCTGCACCGGCAGCTGATCACCACAGCGGCCGCAGTTACGCTTTCCCAGCTCTGCGATGACTTCCTGCAGCTCTGCGTTATCTTTCCGAATCAGCATGGTGATGTATTCGCTGAGTTCGTAGGGTTCGCGGCCAGGGCGACGAGCGGCGCAGTTCTGCGCCAGCATCGTTACTTCCTGAGCATCCAGCACCAGTTCTAACTTCTGCTCACCGGCAGCGGCCTGGCGGGCACGCTGCGCTGCTTTGCGTTCGGCTGGGGATTTAGGCATTAACCCGCCTCCTTCAAAAAAATAATCCAGTGCGTTTTATCTCCCTTGCCAGTACGCTGCCAGACGGTTGGTTTCTGGTCGGTCAACGCGATAACCTGGCTGACAGGTATCTGCGTTTCATTCCATTTGAAGATCAGCGTGCCGTGTGGCCGCAGCACGCGAAACGCCTCAGCGAACCCGGCGCGCAGGTCATCTCGCCACGTATCCTTATTCAGCGCGCCGTACTTCTTCCGCATCCAGCCATTTTCGCCAGCGCGGTCGAGGTGAGGCGGATCAAATACCACTTGGGCAAAGCTGTTGTCAGGGAATGGCAGCGCACGGAAGTCGGCAATGATGTCTGGGTTAATATGCAGGTTGCGCCCGTCGCAAAGCGTATGTTGCTCACGTCGAATATCGGTAAACACGGCACGTTCATCTCGTTTATCAAGCCAGAACATGCGGGAACCGCAGCACATATCAAGGATTGGTTGTTCCATCACTCTCCCTCCACGCGCTTAAACTCAATGACCCACACCCACGGGTTAGCCTTGAACGACTGCTCTGGATAGATGCCGTCCCACAAATCGCGGAACCAGAGCCACGGATCGCTGTTGCCGCCGTCTGCTGCGCGGTTGGCTGGATAACCTTCTGCGCGCGCATCTTTCTCGCTAATGTCCTGCAACCGCTCCACACGAACGCCGGTAATCTCCAGCGTTATGCGGGAAGCCTCTCGGTAACATCCATTTGACATGCATCGGCCATCAGCCACAGGTTTGATGCGTTCAGGTACTGGAACTATTCGATACGCACCATCGGCCTCATATCGAACATGAGCGCGGCGATTACTCAGTAATAAATCGACGCGAGTTTTCTCACGCACCCACAGGCGATCACCTACTGCACCGAACGGGCAGGAGAACAAAGCCGAACGGGTGTGGGTGCCGGTAGCATTGGACTCGGCCCAGTGGTATTTGCCAATATCACTTCGCTTCGTTGAGTCAGTGATACGTAAGAGACCGAACTGATTCGACTCCGGCTGCACCTTCATGACCCGGCGCGTCTGCGTCTTTCTGCCATCCAGAACTGCACGAACCATTTCGGCGTTTAAGAGGATTGGACGTTCACGCATGATGGCTCTCCTGCGGAACTGGTTCAGCTAACCGGAACCTTGACGGTGCCCAGTCACACACTTCATCAGACGGGATATGCCCAAACATCATCGTGCAGCGGCGGCAATGAACGCAGTCCCCGCACGTTTTATCTTTAGGCAGGTTCATGCTATCGCCGTCATTTTCAACTCGGCGCATTGGATCACGTTCAGCCATCACACACCATCCTTAGCTGCATCGGCGCGCTCAGCAAAAATTTCAGCCTTCTGCTCATCTGTCAGCATGTCATCAGAGACTATCGCCGCGAACTCGCCGCCAAACCATGAGATAGGCGAACTCTCACGAATAGCTCTATTCAGCTCTTCAGCTGCCTGCCAGATGGCTTCAGGAATATCATGGTGATCGCCGCCGTCAGGAATAATCTCTTCGCAATGGTCAACCATGTCGATTTCGCGTGGGTAATTCGGCTCGCAGATAAGCAGCTGTAGCTCACTTGGAAGCACATTATTTTCCCAGCAGTAATCGGCGAGAGATTCAGCATCGAAAAAGTAAGTGTCGTTGTCGAAGATCACCAGCGGCTCGCCCGCCCATGGCTTTTTATCTAATGAGATGAATTTCGCTTGGCGACATTCTTCCCAGCACTTTTCGCAATAACCATTAGTAGCGCGAGCCCCATGATCTGGATTTTTATCGCAGATTCGGTGAGTGCTCCCAGCGTAGCGGGCCATGTGTTCGTCTTTGCCCCAAAAACGACCGTTGCGGTCAACCCATCCGGTAACAGTCTGAATGCTTGCCGCCTCCGGCGATTCGTACATCACTACGAATTGCTCTTTCATTTGGCCTCCTGTGAGCGGAGTTGAGCGGCGAATGTTTCCGCCAAATCTTTAACCCTATCACCGACAGCACAGCCACCCTGAATTGCTGCAGCAAACATCTCCACACCCTCAGCCCGCACAGATTTGAGGATGGAGTCAGTGGCTGCTTTATTTAGCGCCTTGCGGATCATTCCGAAGGTGATGTGGCATCTCTCCTCTGGGTAGGAAACCTTCACTTCGTCCGGAAATTCTTCAGCCGTGTAAGAGCCAAATTCTTTCTCACAAGCTATCGCCAGTGCCATCATTGAAGAATTCTCAGCCGCCAGCGCATCACGCTGCTTCCCGGCTTCAGCTGCTGCTGCGAGCGCCACATCGAGGCGGGTAGCCAGTTCACTAACCATCTTTGCCCTGTCGATCAGCGGCGTATCTGCGTCCAGGTTGGCTGCAAATTTATGACCTGCAGCGACCAGCTCTTTATTGGATAAATTTTTCAGCATGCTGGTGGCCTCAGGGAATGGAACGTGGCGCGCTGTTCAGACGCTCAGCTGCGTTCTGCGCGGTTATTGGGTTGGTAATAACGCTGCCATCAGGCATTAACCAGCCGCCCAATATGCCGCTGTAGGGCAGGGTGATAATCCCGACAGTGATGTGATCATTTGGCTTTTGCATATCGTCTCCACACGAATTTTGATTGCATAAATCCCTTGCCGGATGTGGCAATAAAACATTGAGGGATTATTTGTTGTGGCTTGTGGGTCACTGCATTGACCCACAGCCGCGCTCTCCACACAGGAAAGTAGTTGTGATGCCGGGTGCCTCCCGGTGCCCTGACTAAACTGACAAACGCCAGGGCGGAAATGTTTAGACTTATTGCATCGCATATTGATGAACAATTAAGTCAGTTTGCCGCGTGCGCTAGCCGCATTCACCACAACGAAAAGGGCACTTACTCCACGTCTCTAAAGCGCCCGAAAGCACCCGCTTTGCAAATACCCTTATCGTTGTGAAAAAGGGCGGAATACCTGAAACAAAGGGAAAAGGTAACCGCCAAACTCTCCACTCAGAACGGCGCCCGGTATGGGGCAGGTGAATCATTGAGTTCAACAACCATCACGCCGGTATCGGCATCACAGATCAGCTCAGCCGCCGGAAACAGGCGCAGGAAGGTGATCAGGTCCTGAATAATGGTGTTGGCCATGTGCTTAGTCATTTTCATGATCGCCTCAGATGCTATTGGTTAACTAATCTTCAGAGGCGATTCAGGTCGCAATCTCTTTGTTGGGTTTAATGTAGGATATCCAACAAATGCATGTCAAGTGTCTTTGTAGGGAATCCTACATTAAGGGCGAAAAAAAACCGGACATTGTGCCCGGCCTATTGGTGAGGTGGTGATCAGAATTCCATGATGACTTGCTTTACGACTCCAACGATACGGCAGTTGCCATCACACTCGATGGTTTTGTAATTGGGGTTCAGCGGAACGAGATAGCGATGAGGATAATCCTCTACGAACTTTTTCAAGGTTGCCTCGGTACCGCCGTCAATGTGTGCAATTACAATTTTGCCGTTTATCGAGGCTATATCAGCCATCTCAGGCTCAACGATGACGATCGAATCTTCGGGAATAGTGGGCTTACCCTGCGGGTTGGTCATGGAGTCGCCGCGCACGCGCAGTGCAAAAGCCTTTTCAGATACGGTAGCCGTGGTGTAAAGCCACGATATGGCTTCATCATTAGTCAGCACTGACTCCGTTGCCGTCCATGATCCAGCCTGCACCCATGAAATCAGCGGCACCTGTCTGACGCTTACTGCCACAGGCTTCAGTTCAGGGGTAACAGAAGAATCTCCCTTTCCGCTAACCAGCCAGTTTGGATCGCATTTTAATGCGTCAGCCAGAGCCTGAAGGTTAGCACCGTTAGGCTGGTAATCATCCTTCTCCCAGCCGGTAACAGTCACACGATTGACACCTGCCAGTTCCGCAAGTGCTTGCTGTGTGAGTTTCAATTCTTTCCGCTTGAGGCGGATGCGTTCACCCATATTCATCATGTAGGCAATCCTACCAAAATCACAGGTAAGAATCTTGACATTCATATGTTGGATATCCTACATTGCATATCACACCTACACATCAGAGGAATTGCTCACATGAGGAAGCAAGACGTAATCAAATATTTTGGAGGTGTATGTAAAACGGCTGCAGTTCTGGGGATTAAGCATTCATCCGTATCTGGTTGGACAGATGTAATCCCTGAAGGTCGTGCATACCAGATTGAGAAGATCACCAACCGCAAACTGAAGTTTGAACAATTTCTGTATAGCAAGACTACAGAGCCGGTTCGTAAAAAGTAACTACCCCAAGGGAAGCAAAATGGTAGCCACGTTGAAAGAAGCAGTAGACCTGATGTGTAAAGCCCATCCAGAAAGCCGCCAGGGTATGGCCTCAGAGCTGGGCATGACAATCGACCAGTTCAACAACCGCCTGCACCGTAAGTGCAACAGCCTGTTCTTCACCGTTGATGATCTGCAGCGCATGGAGGACATCACCGGGACCGCGTTCCTGGCTGAGTACTTCGCAAACCGCCGTGGCTTAACGCTGGTGGATATCGCAGCTGTTGAGAGCGTAGACAAGGTTGACCTCTTCGACATCGAAATGCAGTCAAACGCAGCAGCTGGAGAGCTGGCTATAGCGAAAAAGGAAGCAGCCGCTGATGGCGTTATCGACAGGAAGGAGATGAAGCTTCTGACGCGTATGTTCCAGACGAAGATGCGTCACCAGATTCACGGGTTCCTCGGCTTTCTGGCCCTATATGGCGCTGGCGTGTCGGAGCACTCAGTTGATTTGTTTATGGCATCGCGTAAAGCGGAAGTGGCCGGAGTACAGCTTGAAGCGCAGGAGGTGTGAAGTGAGTAGTGCTGAAAAAGGTGACGCCCGGGTATTGCAGACCCAGGCGTCGGTTGCGATCAAATCAGTGTGTGGAGATTCATTCGCATGAGCATTGTAAGACAGAAATCAGCTTTAGAGCAATTCCGTTGCCGTGTAGCGGCTGGCGTCCTTGTCTATGAGCAAATAATACCGGTGGCTGGTGGAGCGAACAACTACCAGCAGACGGAGCGTCAGGTAGTCGAAAAGGTTTGGGCAGACTTCTACGTTCGCCCGGCAGATAAGGCGGTGGTGTGATGGAAAACGAAATCATCAAACCGTGGGTGGAGCGTTACAAGGATTCTCATGGCGTTGAGGTGGAGACTATGGGCGTCGATGTGGTTAATCACCGCGTCATCTTCATGCGCCCTGGCTATCCCCATACATGTGCGCAGCCTCGTGAGCTTTGGGGCCGTAAATTCAGGAAGGTGACGCCATGAGCCTGCTACTGAAAGTAAAACCGCTTGTGGTGAGCCCTGTGCTGGCCTCTCGCATTGGCCTGAATGAAGCCATCGTGCTGCAGCAGATTTGCTACTGGCTGGAGGATACATCGTCAGGCGTTGAACATGATGGCCGTCGCTGGGTTTATAACACTATCGAAGAGTGGACAGAGCAATTCCCGTTCTGGTCTCCAGATACTGTCAAACGCGCTCTGACATCGCTTAAAAAGAGCGGACTTATCTATGTTGAGCAGCTGAAAAAGACGCAGCACGATCGCACCAATTTCTACGCGATTAACCACAAAAACCCACTTCTTACCGATGAGGGCAATTTGCACTCATCGAACGGTGCAAATTGCACTATTCGAAGAGGGCAAGCTGCATCTGTCGATAAGGGCAATCTGACCCCATCCATCAGGGCAAATTGCACTGCTCTTACAGAGAATACAACAGAGATTACTACAGAGATTACTTCAGGTACTTCTTGTCAGGTTGCTGCGCAACCCGACCGCGATGTTGAACTGACTGATCAGGCTAAGCAGGTTCTTACTCATCTGAACCAGGCCACTGGGGCCAAATTCCAGGTGTGCAAGTCATCACTGGAGAATATTCGCGCTCGCCTGGCTGAAGGTTATGAAGTAAGCGAGCTGATGCTGGTGGTCGATTACAAAAACGTTCACTGGCAAAACACCGAACAGGCTCAGTACCTGCGTCCGGCAACGCTCTTCATCCCGAAAAACTTTCCCGGTTACCTTCAGTCGGCAACCAAGTGGGATAAATCAGGGCGCCCACCGTGCGTAAACGGCAAATGGCAGCGTGATGTTATGCATGTACCCAGCGCCAATTACGACATTCCAGACGGTTTCCGGGGGTAATCATGAACACAGACACTTTAATCCTTATGCACCTGATGCTGCATACAGGCCAGAAACCGGGCCAGATAGCCGTTGCGATTGAACGAACTGTTTCGACGGTGAAGATAGCGCTCAAATCACTGCTCTCTTCCGGTGATGTCTGGCATGACGCTGAGGCTCGGTATTACGCATCAGAGCCCGTAGGGGACTGCGACGAGCAGTATGTAACCCTCTGCGATAAAGCGATCAACCTTCAGGACCGCAATCTGTGGAACCGTGCCGCCCGCGTGTGGCTGGAAGCGCATGACGCGACAAACCGCCCGGGCCTGCGCCAGAAAGCGATCGTACACCGCGCGATGTGCATCAAGCACGCCAACCGTGTAGCGCCGAAAGCAGAGATGGATTTTCCACTTAAATCGAGGAAGCGCGGATGAAAGCAGCCATCAAGCGCCACTACTGGCGGAATGAAGATTTTTACCGTAGCGCGCGTGTCGCAGCGCTGATGATTACCGGACTGATGATTGCCCTGGCATGGGAGTTGAAAACAGCATGAGCACACTCGAAAGAATCTACAAAAACAAAGCGGATACAGGAAAGAACATAACCACCCGTAAAACCTTCATGCTGGGCGTTGAGGAGCTGTATATCGAAAGTGGTTACAACATACGAGAAATCGACCAAGCCCATGTCGTGGAGTTCCGCGACGCCTTTATCGCTGGTGAGCATGTGCCTCCGCTCGCTGTACAGGTCACTGAGCAGGGCATAAAGATTATCGACGGTCACCACCGCTACTACGGCGCCATGCTGGCGAAAGATGCCGGTCATGACATCCGCCTTGAGTGCAAAGACTTCGTAGGCAATGAAGGCGATCGCATTGCCTTCATGGTAACCAGCAGTCAGGGCCGCGCACTGGAACCACTGGAGCGCGCAGCTGCATATCAGCGCCTGATTAATCAGGGATGGGAGCCGGCAGAGATTGCGAAGAAGGTGAAACGCTCTGTCGCTGATGTGGATCACCACCTTGCTCTGCTGACAGTGGGTGACGGCTTAATTGAGATGGTGAAGACGGGCGAAGTGGCAGCAACAACGGCTGTGGCCATGGTACGCGAGCATGGAGCGCAGGCTTCTAACGTGGCGCAGCAGCAGCTGGAGAAGGCCAAAGCCAGCGGCAAGAAGAAGCTGACCCGGTCAGCAGCCATGCCGCAATTCAGCGCGGCGCAGATGAAAAAGCTGGTGGAGCTAATCGTTAAAAACTGCGAGGCAGAGCTGGCCGAAGAGACCTTTGCCATCAGCCTGGACTTTGAAACCGGACTTCAGGCACTGGAAGCCTTGGCAATCATCAAAGAGGCAAAGGCTCATTACGGTACCGGGGAGGGCGCATAATGCCTTATCAGCTGATTTATGCCGATCCCCCATGGCAGTACAACAACAGCGCCAGCAATGGAGCTGCTTCTGACCACTACAGCACCATGACCATGACTGACCTGAAGCGCCTGCCTGTGTGGGCGCTTGCTGAAGAAAACGCCGTGCTGGCTATGTGGTACACCGGCACCCACAACCAGGAGGCGCGGGAGCTGGCCGAAGCGTGGGGCTTTCGCGTCAGGACGATGAAGGGTTTCACTTGGGTGAAGCTGAACCAACTGGCAGAGCAGCGTTTTAATCGAGCGCTGGTGGAGCAGAGCATTCACGATTTCACCGACCTGCTGGACATGCTCAACGCTGAAACGCGTATGAACGGCGGCAACCACACCCGCAGCAACACCGAGGATGTACTGATCGCCACTCGCGGTACCGGACTGGAACGCGCCAGCGCGTCAGTGAAGCAGGTCGTGTACTCATGCCTGGGCGAACACAGTGCGAAGCCATGGGAAGTACGCCGCCGGCTGGAACAACTTTACGGTGACGTGTCACGCATTGAGCTATTCGCGCGGACAGGGGCAGACGGATGGGATTGCTGGGGGAACCAGTGTGACAGCAGCGTGCAACTGCTCGCCGGGAGGGTGGCATGAACAAGCTCACAGCTAAGCAAATTGAGGATTGGGCCATTTCGCTACGCTATGAGAAAGAACAGGGCTCAATTAGCCTGGTGCATGGGCGCGTTCTTGAAGTTCTTGAACGTATGGTATTGGCAGAAGCAAGGGTAGTTGAGCTGGAAGAGCAGATAGAAAATGCCGAGTTGCGAGCTATTGCCGAGGCAGCCGCAGATGACTATTACCGGAGCATGGAAGAATGAAGTTAACTCTGCCATTCCCGCCTAGCGTAAACAGCTACTGGCGGAACACGCCAAAAGGAGTATTAATCAGCGCCTCCGGGCGCTCTTTCCGCGCCAACGCGCTGGCGGCGATCATGGAGCAGCTACGCCGCGCACCCAAGCCGATTACAGTGAACGTAGATGTAAGCGTGATCCTGTACCCGCCCACACGCCAGCGACGGGACCTGGATAACTACCAGAAAGCGCTATTCGACAGCCTGACGCATGCCGGCATCTGGGCTGACGACAGCCTGATATCCCGGTTCACTGTGGAGTGGGGAGAGGTTACGCCGAAAGGTAAGTCAGAGGTCACGATTGAGCCTTATCCCGGGAATAGGCAAGTAGGTACACAGGCGATATAGTCCTATCGCGGCTCAGGTATGCAGACCTGTAGCCGCGAAGGTTGGTCCCGTTCACGTGCAGGTGATGGGGCGGGGCCGGATTAAAATCAGTGTGGAGATTAACCCTATGCATGATCAGCTTGCTGGTGGCGTTTCAATGCCACAACATTTCAACATCGATACCATGTCAAGCGTCGAGATAGCTGAGCTTTGCCAGAAGCGGCACGACCATGTTTGCCGCGATATTAAAAACATGCTCGGTCAGCTCAATATTCAATCTCCCCAGATTTGGGGAGATTACAAAGACAATAGCGGGCGTACTTACTCGTGCTATCTGCTGCCTAAAGATTTGTGTCTGACGCTGGTGTCTGGTTATAACGTGACGCTTCGTAAGCGCATCATTGACCGATGGCTTGAGCTTGAGAGCCACACAGCACCCAAATTACCGCAGTCATTTGCTGAGGCCCTGCGACTGGCTGCTCAACTGGAGGAAGAAAAAGAGAAGCTTAATCTTGAGCTGGCAGCGGCGGCGCCAAAGGTTGAGTTTGTCGACCGCTACGTGACGGCATCAGGATCAATGACCTTCAGACAGGTAGCGAAGTTACTGGGTGCTAAAGAGCCTGAGTTCCGCCTGTTTCTTATCGAAAATCACATCATGTATCGCCTCAGTGGCACTCTGACGCCATACCATCAGCATACCGAGGCAGGCCGATTTGAAATCCGCACCGGCACCTCCAATACCTCAAACCATGCGTTCAGCCAGTCCCGCTTCACTGCGAAAGGCGTTCAGTGGATTGGTGGCCTGTGGACGGCTTACAAAGCAGGACGGGGTGACCATTGAGAGCGCTACTTACACCTGAAATCGCACTGCGCACCGGCGTTGTGCTGTTCAAGCCTGGCAGCGAGCTTATGGGCATGTTTCGTGGCCGCGTGCTTATCAGCGTTCCGCCTGGTGACATGGAAGAGCTGCCATCGGGGCGCATCAACGACACAGCGCAGCCACTGCTTGATAATCAGCACCTGCAGGAATTCTTCTCCAGCGAGAAGGTGATCAACGCAGCCGGCGGCATGGCGTCTCTTCACAATTGGCTGCAGAGCATCAACCATTGCCAGTGCGAAACAGACGACGGTTATCACTTCCATGAGCTGACCACGCTTAACACTGAAAGTGGCGCGGTCACAGTATGCCACCACCATGACAATCAGCTGCGTCAGAACGGCGTGCCGCTTTCTCTGGAAAGAACCGCCGCCGCTAACGTATCTGCCTGGTTGATCAGCACGGCATGCACCCAGATAGGTCTGGGACGTGATCACATCATGACGTTGCCTGAGCTGTGCTGGTGGGCCTCAATCAAAGAGGTGATCGACCTGATACCTGAAGCGCCGGCGCGACTGGTGCTGCGCATGAAGAAGGAATCAACTCTTACAGGCGCAATCCGTGAAGCAACAATAAGCCCCGAAAGGTCAGGGCGTGAAATCTTCAAGGAGGCCGGTGAGCTGGTTAAGCAGGTAATTACCTTACAGGCTGACCCGGAATCGCCAGAGTCGTACATGGCGCGCCCGAAGCGTAAGCGCTGGGTAAACGAGAAGTACACACGCTGGGTGAAAGCGCAGAGCTGTGCATGCTGCAATAAACCAGCAGACGATCCTCATCACATCATCGGACACGGGCAGGGAGGAATGGGTACCAAGGCGCATGACTTATTCGTGATACCGCTATGCAGAGCGCACCACGATGAGCTTCACCGCAGCCCCTCAGATTTTGAAGAAAAATATGGTAGCCAGATAGAGCTGCTGTTCCGGTTCCTCGATCACGCGATTGCAGTCGGTGTGATTGGGTCAGATAAAAAGTAAAAAGTGTGTGGAGAGGGAATTACATGAAAATTGAATCAGCGCTGAAGCACTTCAGCCCTAAGAGCATGAACATCAGCGATACGTCGCGCGCTACAGCATCAGATGCGCTGACGGGTACTGATGTGATGGGAGCGTTTGGTATGTGCCAGTCAAAATCCCCGCTGGGCGTTGCTGCCGTTTTGGCGAAAGCAGGCGTCAGCGAAGAAGACAAAGGGCGCGCCGTAGAATTTCTTATGGCTCACGCGAAAAACACTGTGCCTCGCCTGATCGTAAAGGGTGCCGGTAAGCAGCTGCTGCCGTGCCTGATGATGCTCTGTCAGCTGGCTTTCGAAGAATACACGCGCTCGGCGGCTACTGAGCATTGCTGCCCGGACTGCGACGGGCGCGGCGTAATCAACGGACTGGCCAACGTCATGGTTCATCCCGGATGCGGAGAGAAAACGGCGGCCAGATACAGACTGGAAACTACAGAAGTTAAGTGCGTGACATGTCACGGCAAAGGCGTCATAAGTGCGCGCTGCCGCTGTAACGGTACCGGCCGCGTGCGCGACATTGAGAAATCAAAGCTGCTGGGCACCATTGTTGAGAAAGAGTGCGAACGCTGCAGCGGCGCAGGCTTCCGGAGAAGTACCGGCACCAGGGCATATAAGGTGATCAGCCAGAAAGTGCCGGACCTGCACGTACGCACATGGACGCGCAACTGGAAGCCTTTCTTCGAATCGCTGGTGGCTAAGCTGGAAGCGGAAGAGAACCACGCTGACAGCGTCTTTAAAATTGTGACGGGCAACGCATCCTTATACGCAATTAGCGAATTATCGCAGCACGTTAAAAACAAATAGCTTGCTTTTGTCCGAAATTGGATTATTATCTTTCTCATGGTGGGCGTGCTGCATACGAGACCCACCACCCGCAAAAGAACCCTGCCAGCCGGCGGGGTTTTCTGTTTTAGAATTCCACACAATACCAAAGGCGCTCACGCATGAAGGGCTCATTACCCAGATCATGTGGGGACTGCATATCCCTGCGCGCCTTTCATATTGTGGCGAAAGCCCGAACAAATTAACCCTGTGGCCGACGGGCCATGTAATTACCGCTTTCGCGTCAGGGTTTAAATAACAGAAGGTCGCCATGAGCGGCCTTTTTTCATTTTTGCGCCCGCCAATCAGTGACAGATGACTCTTACCAGCCGTGGCTGTGGCGCAATTTTTATTTATGACTACCTACGGCACCGACCAATTGGGAGGTGAGGATGAAACGCATGCCAGAAAAAGACCCGGGCTTTTGGGCAAGCCTGCTTGCCTGGCTATATGCCCACAAAAACGAATCTGGCTATGCAGGTCTGGCCGGAGTGATGGCTATCCTGCGCGCGACGTATATCGGCAAGGATACTTGGCCGCGCCGCCTGCTTGATGCTGCTATGTGCAGCGTCTTTGCGTTTTTCCTGCAACCAACGCTTCAGGTAGTCGGCTCAATCTTCAACTGGAATTTTAGCGACGACGTGACGCGGGTTGCCGCTGTGTTCCTCGGCTTCCTTGGCGTTGACTGGCTTTCATCGAAACTGCGCCGGTTTATCGATAAGCGCATAGGGGATAGCAATGCTGACACCCAGTAACTTTCAGCGCGCAACCGGCGTTTCAGATTCACTTCGCGATAAGTGGTATCCACGGATAGCGGCGAGCATGAGCTCATTCGGTATTAACACGCCACTGAGGCAGGCGCACTTTCTGGCGCAGGTCGGACATGAGTCGGCAGGCTTCACGAAGGTTGAGGAAGGGCTTAATTACAGTGAGAACGCGCTGGTCGCCATGTTCGGCAAACGCATTAACCTGGCTCAGGCAAAAGCCTATGGGCGTAATAGCGAACACCCTGCCAATCAGCGCATGATAGCCAACATCATCTATGCCAACCGTAATGGCAATGGCGACGTGTCATCAGGTGATGGTTATCGCTATCGCGGTCGAGGTCTGATTCAGATCACAGGGAAAGCTAATTACGCGGCACTCTCAGGCCAGCTGAGCGCTGACGTGTTGGCAAACCCTGACTTACTGGCAGATAACCTGCTGGCTGCGATGTCAGCGGCGGCTTGGTGGAAGAATCACGGGTTAAACGAGCTGGCTGACCAGGATGATGTTACCCGCATCACCCGGGTCATTAACGGTGGCACTAACGGTCTGGACGACAGGAAATCCCGCTTACTCAAAGCTAAGGGGATTCTATGCTCAACGTAATCGGCTTTATCCGAAACTATTCGCACGTAATCATCATCGGCCTTATCTGCATTTGTCTCTGGGGGCTAAATGCCCGCAATTCGCAGCTTTCGGCAACCAATGAACGGCTGGAGAAGCTGACGAACAGCAAAGACGAGCAGATAAATGACCTCCGCTCTAAAAATGACGGTCTGGCGTCCAGCGTTAATGACCTGGTTAAAGCTGTGAACCAGCAAAACGCTGTAATGAGCCAGGTCGCAAAACAACGCGCAGTAACCGCTGAGCAGAACAGGAAATTACAGAATGAAATTAAGCGCTATCTCGCATCGGATAAAAGCGCTGCTGCTCCTGTTGACGGCCGTGCTGTTGACCGGTTGCGGGACGCGGCAAAGTCAGCCAGTGGAGTACCGGACGATAAAGCAACCACGGTTAAACCTGCCGGCGGAGCTGACCAGCCCGCTACAGGCGCCAGCGCCCGGTGACACAATGACCTATGGCGAATCGGTAGAACTGAACGTTGCGCTTTACGGCGTAATTGAGCAGTGCAATATCGACCGTTCGGCCATCAGGAAAATAGAATCCGCCGACAAGGGATAACGGTTAGCCACGCTGTGAAGCGTTGCGAAGCTGGAATCTAATAGCTCTTATGGTATTTTCAAAAGAGATTTAATGACACCTTCAATAAATGAGTAAACTGTAGCCGCATTAGCAAAAGCGGAAAGATATTCAAATAACTGAGATTTCCGGATGGCTTCATCTTTGCTGTCGGGCTTGGCACTTTGGTAACTTTCGGCTAGTTGCTTCACTGCATCAGGATGCAGAAGCATTTTTTCAAGGAGTAAAGAATACTCTTCTTCATTTCCTATTTGTAAGAAACCTATTTTGCAGGTTTCAGCATTACTTCTTATCAGCTCGGCTTCAACACCATGGCCAAAGACATAACCAACGCCGCAGTCGATTGCTTTACAGTCGGTAAATTTAATCATAGCTTCCTCGCAAGGTTAAAGTGTAAGCAAATAAGATAAATCCTAACATGATTATGAGATAATCATATTGTTTTATTTTGTGCTGAAAACTGCATTCACTGAGTTCAATTTTCAGCATAAACACACTAAATCATCGGCTGGTGGCCTCACCATTGCCGAGGTTTATATCTATCTGACCAGCAGGAAATTCTGAATGGAAGTTGTGATTGATGGTGTTCGATACGCGCCAGTGACAAACCGCGCCTCAAATATCGGTATTGCCATCAGCACCCACAATCGCCACGACGTTTTATCCCGCGCTCTTGATCACCAGATGAAGTATCTGCCAGCCGGCGCTCTGGTGGTTGTGATCGATGATGGTTCATCGAAACCGGTGACCGTCCCTGATGGCGTGCAACTGATTCGGTGTGACATGTCACGCGGTATCGTGGCGGCTAAGAATTCCAGCCTTGAAGCGCTGATTGATGCCGGTTGCGAGCATCTGTTTCTATGGGACGATGACGCATGGCCTATCGCTGGTGGCTGGGAACGTCCATACATCGAATCACCCGAGCCGCATCTGGCTTATCAGTTTCAGGATTTCGCCTCTGGGCAGAAGCTGAATGACATTGCTGTGCTTTATAGCGATGACAAGCACGTGGCCTACACAGGTCAGCGCGGCGTGATGTTGTATTACCATCGCAGCGCAATTGAAAAGGTTGGCGGTTTCGATTCCATCTATCAGCGCGGCATGTATGAGCATTCGGATTTGGCGATGCGCATTCACAACGCCGGGCTGACCAGCTGGGCATTCGCTGACGTGGTCGGCTCAGATAAGCTGATTTACTCACTGGATGAACATCAGGCCGTAGAGCGTTCGGTACCAAAGCCGGACCGTGAAGCGCAGGTTAAGCGCAACGTAACCATTCACAACGGGCGACGGGACCAAGGCTACACCGGCTACGCAGAGTATCGGGAGCAGCGCAACGTAGTTATTACCACGCTACTGACCAGTCAGCCCGACCCGCAGCGCGGCACCAAAATGACTGCATCGCCTGAGCTACTGGATAAGTGGGCATCGTCCATAAAAGGTAACCATGCGATTGTGCTTACCGACTCCATTAGTTCGATGCGAGTTGGTGTTTCAACGGTGACGGTTAACGACGTGAAGATGAATGTTTATTTCCGGCGCTGGTTGCACATCTGGCAGCACCTTCGTGATCACCCTGAATATAAGTTCGTCTGGTGTACCGATGGCACTGACGTTGAGATGCTGCGCGAACCGTGGGAAGAGATGGAGCAGGGAAAGATATATGTTGGCTCTGAACCGAAGACGTATGCCGATCCGTGGGCCACACAGAGTCACCCTGAAGCTATCTATCGGGCGTTTGTCGCAGACCATCAGCATGACGTGATGCTGAATGCCGGTCTGCTTGGTGGCAGTCGCGCTGATGTCATGGCTATAGCGCACGGCATTGTCAGGCTGTATTACCACATCGAGTCTCTACGGTTCTGGAATAAAGAAGGTTCAGCCGCAGCCGTTGGCGACATGATTGCTTTCGGCATAGTGGCGCATCGATACGCTGACAGGCTGGTGACTGGCCCCCGTGTGCATACGGTGTTTAAGTCGGATGGCATCGGTAAGGAGTTCGCCTGGTGGAAGCACAAATAAAGTTTGTCGTCGTCGGTCACCACTCCCGCCGGAATCAGGCAGAACAGCTGGCGTGGTCGCTGCGTGCTCAACTGCTGATTGACGAAGGGCAGCACGGCGCCAACTGGAATCATCGGCGCGCTGTTGAGTGGGCAGGCGAGCAAAGTTGCAGGGTGGTGATCGTTGAGGATGATGCGCTGCCGGTGCCTGGCTTCACCGATAAGGTGGCTTACTGGCTGTCTCGATTCCCTGACGATCTGCTGAGCTTTTATCTTGGCACCGGCAGACCGCCACAGTATCAGATGGAGATAGCCTCAAATCTGATTGACGCAGATAAGCGGCAGGCTGATTACATCACTATTAACCGGCTCATTCATGGCGTCTGCTACAGCGTGCCTCAGTCAAAGCTGCAACAGGTGATAAACCGCTGGAATCATGGGGCACCCGCTGATTACGCGGTGGGCGATGCGTGCGGTGGCGCTGTCATCTATCCGTGTTACTCACTGGTTGATCATGCTGATGCCACAGCTGTTGAGCGTCATCCCGATAACGTACCACGTACCGAACGCCGAAGGGCGTGGAGGCTGCATGCCTGAACGCATTCCCCGCGCATGCCGTAAACGCGGCTGTGCAAAAACAACGACAGACCGATCAGGTTACTGCACTGACCATCTCAATGAGGGCTGGCAGCAGCATCAGGCCGGACAGAGCAGGCATCAGCGAGGATATGGAAGCCAGTGGGATATCAGACGCGCCCGCATCCTTGCGCGTGACAAACATCTCTGTCAGCAGTGCAAACGCAGTGGACGGGCAACGGCAGCAAAGACGGTTGACCACATCAAACCGAAAGCCCATGGCGGAACCGATGACGATTCAAACCTTGAAGCCCTCTGCTGGCCCTGTCACAAGAGCAAAACGGCACGAGAAAGGCTCAAATGATAGGCATTCTCAAAGGAATCGTTGCATTTGCAATTATTTCGCCTCAAATGATACCAATTATCATTTGCAGGGGAGGGCGGGTGCAAAGTTCAGGACTCTCGCCTTAAAGGACCGCCGCCTCAGTCAATTTTTCACACCCGCGAAATATAAAATTTAACTGGAGCGTCTATGGCTGGAGCGACGGGCCGATCCGGACGCCGTGCCAAGCCGACCGCCCGGAAGTTGCTGGCAGGTAATCCCGGCAAGCGCGCCCTCAATAAAGAAGAGCCTTCTTTTACACCCATCACCGGCGTTGACCCGCCTGAATGGCTCAGCGATTCGGCTGCAACGATGTGGAAGGTGGTTTCTAAGGAGCTGTGCGCGCAGGAAGTTCTCTGCGCCACGGATTTACATAACCTCGAAATGTTTTGCGTGGCATATGCCAACGCCCGGGCCGCGCAGGTGGACGTTGCTGAGAACGGCATTACCGTGACAGGTGCGATGGGCGGCGTGATAAAGAATCCGGCGCTCACCGTGCTGAATGAAGCAATGCGACAGATGGCGTCTTTTGGCGGCATGCTGGGCCTTGATCCCAGCAGCAGACAGCGGCTGATAGGCGCAAACAAAAAACAGTCAGATAACCCATTCAAAAACCTATGAACCGAAAATCCTATCCGAACGTGAACGCCGCAAACCAGTATGCCCGTGACGTTGCGCGCGGCAGGATAGCGGCCTGCCGATACGTCATTGACGCGTGCCAGCGCCACATTGACGATCTGGCTAAAGAGAAAAGCAAAAAATTCCGCTACCGGTTTGATAAGGACTTGGCAGAAAAGGCGGCTAAGTTTATTCAGCTGCTTCCCCACACAAAGGGGGAGTGGGCATTCAAGCGGATGCCTATCACCCTGGAGCCCTGGCAGCTGTTCATCGTGTGCTGTGCGTTTGGATGGGTCCAGAAGGTGACCAAGCTACGGCGATTCCGCGAGGTTTATACCGAGATACCACGCAAAAACGGCAAGTCGGCGATTTCAGCGGGTATTGGACTTTACTGTTTTACCTGTGACGATGAATTCGGCGCCGAGGTTTACTCCGGTGCGACCACTGAAAAGCAGGCGTGGGAAGTGTTCCGTCCCGCCCGGCTTATGTGCAAGCGCACACCGGCGCTGTGTGATGCTTTTGGTGTTGAGGTGAATGCCTCAAACATGAACCGGCCTGAAGACGGCGCGCGCTTTGAACCACTTATCGGTAACCCCGGAGACGGCGCATCACCAAGCTGCGCTGTTGTGGACGAATATCACGAACATGATTCTGACGCGCTTTATACAACCATGCTAACGGGCATGGGCTCACGCCGCCAGCCGCTGATGTGGGCCATTACCACCGCTGGCTATAACATTGAGGGGCCGTGCTACGACAAGCGGCGCGAGGTTATCGAAATGCTCAATGGCACGGTGCCAAATGACGAGCTTTTCGGCGTTATTTATACCGTTGATGAGGGAGATGACTGGACCGATCCAAACGTCCTGCGTAAAGCCAACCCGAACATGGGCGTGTCTGTATACAGCGAGTTCCTTCTGAGCCAGCAGAAGCGCGCCATGAACAATGCCCGTCAGGCCAACGTTTTCAAAACCAAACATCTGAATATCTGGGTGTCCGCGCGCGCTGCCTATTTCAACCTGGTGAGCTGGCGAAACTGTGAGGACGAAACGCTGAGTGCTGAGCAGTTTGAAGGACAGCCGTGCTATCTGGGGTTTGACCTGGCGCGTAAGCTGGACATGAACAGCATGGTCAGGTTATTCACACGGGATAAAGACGGGAAGCGTCACTACTACTGTGTTTCGCCGCAGTTCTGGGTGCCTTATGACACGGTATACAGCACAGACACGGACAGACAGCGCACCGCTGAACGCTTTCAGAAGTGGGTTAACACCGGGCATCTGGAGGTAACCGACGGCGCGGAGATTGATTACCGCGTCATTCTGGAAGCGGCTAAAGCCGTAAACCGGCAGAATCCGGTAGAAGAGTCACCGATTGACCCGCACGGGGCAACAAACCTGTCTCATCACCTGGCCGATGAGGGGCTGAGCCCGATAACCATCGTTCAGAACTACACCAACATGAGTGACCCGATGAAAGAACTGGAAGCGGCGATCGAATCGGGTCGTTTCCATCATGACGGCAATCCGATCATGACCTGGTGTATTTCTAACGTGGTGGGTAAAAATCTTCCCGGCAATGATGACGTTGTGCGCCCGATAAAGGAGCAGAACGAAAATAAAATCGACGGCGCAGTTGCGCTGATCATGGCGATTGGCCGGGCCATGCTGCCTGATACAGGTGAAGACCTGAGCGGCTTCTATGACAACCCCATCATGGTGAACTTCTGATGAAAAAACAAAAACAGCCCGGCGTGGTTAAGTCTGCGCTGCTGAACTGGCTCGGGGTGCCGATCAGCCTGACAACCGGCACTTTCTGGGAAGAATGGTTCGGAACCAGCAGCAGTGGGCAGGTGGTTACAGCAGAAAAAGCAATGCGGCTGTCAGCGGTATGGGCCTGCGTCAGACTCCTCAGTGAATCCGTTTCCACGCTGCCGCTGAAAATATATGAGCGGCAGGCTGACGGATCGCGCAAAGCGGCAACGAGCCATCCGGCGTATTCGGTATTGTGCCGCAGGCCAAATGCGGAAATGACGCCTTCGCGATTCATGCTGATGGTGGTGGCCAGCATCTGCCTGCGCGGCAATGCATTTGTCGAGAAGAAGTTCATTGGTAACAAACTTGTCTCACTTATTCCGCTTCTGCCGCAGAACATGGTCGTTAAGCGGCTGGAAAACGGTGCGCTGGAATATACCTACACCGAAGACAAGTCAAAGCGCGTAATACCTGTCAAAAACATCATGCACATCCGCGGCTTTGGACTCGATGGGGTGTGCGGCATGATGCCCATGATGGCCGGCCGAGATGTAATTGGTGCCGCGCTGGCGGTAGAGCAGTCGGCTGCGAAGATTTTTGAAAATGGCATTCAGAGCTCAGGCTTTCTTTCCTCGGAAAATGCTCTGACCGAGGAGCAGCGCAACCGCTTACGAAATTATATGCAGGCGTTCACCAGCTCCAAGAATGCCGGCAAAATCATGGTGCTTGAGGGCGGCATGAAGTACCAGGGTGTCACCATGAATCCTGAAGATGCTCAAATGCTTGAAAGCCGCTCATTCAGCATTGAGGAAATATGCCGCTGGTTTCGTGTGCCGCCGTTTATGGTTGGGCATGCCGATAAACAAAGCAGCTGGGCGTCCAGCGTTGAAGGCATGAACCTCCAGTTCCTGACCAACACGCTGCGCCCGCTATTGGTAAACATCGAACAGGAAATTTCGCGCTGCCTCCTGGACAGCGATGATGAACTTTTCGCGGAGTTTTCCGTTGAAGGGTTGCTTCGCGCGGACAGCGCGGGACGGTCTGCCTACTACACCACGGCGCTTCAGAATGGCTGGATGTCACGCAATGACGTGCGCCGCCTGGAAAATCTGCCGCCTATCGAGGGTGGAGATATCTACACCGTTCAGCTAAACCTTACGCCGCTCGATCAGCTGCGTGATAACAACGCAGGCGCGCAGGCCAGCAATATCATGAAGCTTCACGCTTTCCTTTTTCCGGATATTCCACCGGAGCAGTCACCGCTTAAAAAAGCGGCTTAGGAGACACAATGAAAAAGATGAACTCTCTTCCGGCAGCGCCGGAGGGGCGGCTTTCTGCGTCCGGAAAACGCGACCTGCCTGCAGCGGCTATTGACCGCTGGGATGGAAGCATACGCGCTGCAGCGCAGACAGGTGAAAACACCATCACCATTTTTGATGTTATCGGAGAGGACTGGTGGGGTGATGGGGTAAGCGCAAACCGTATTGCCGGCGCGCTGCGCTCTCTGGGTGGCGAAGATGTGACGGTTCACATCAATTCGCCTGGCGGCGACATGTTTGAAGGCCTTGCCATTTACAACCTGCTTCGTGAATACCAGGGAAAAGTCACCGTGAAGGTGCTGGGTCTTGCCGCTTCAGCCGCGTCGATTATCGCGATGGCGGGAGACGAGGTCCAGATAGGGCGAGGGGCTTTTCTGATGATCCACAACGCATGGATAGTTGCTGCCGGCAACCGGAATGATTTCCGCGAATACGCCGATTATCTGGAGCCTTTTGATAAAGCAATGGCAGATATTTACGCGGCCCGCTCCGGTATGCCTGTGGAAGAGATTCAGTCGCTGATGGACAAAGAGTCCTTTATTGGCGGCGGTGACTCCGTGGCAAAAGGCCTTGCGGATGCGCTTCTCTCCTCGGATGAAATTACCAGTGACGAAGAGAGCCCTGCAGCGGCCATCCGAAAAATTGATGCTTTTCTGGCGAAAGGCGGCATGCCCCGATCTGAACGCCGTAAGCACCTGAAAGCTTTAGGTAGCATGCCGGGCGCTGCTGCCGAGAAGAACGACAAGCCGGGCGCTGTCGATGAAGTAAATCCTGAAGTACTTAACTCACTTAAATCTGCGCTGGCATCGCTCGGCGAATAAGGAAAACACATGTCTCAAGTTAATGAACTCCTGCAGCAGGTATCGGCCAAGCTGGAAAAAGTATCCTCGGAATTCAGCCAGAAGGCTGAGGATGCACTTTCTGAAGCCCGCAAGTCCGGCAGCCTCTCAACGGAAACCAAAAATGCGGTTGATAAGATCGCTACCGAACACAATGCGCTCAATGAAGCGATGAAAACGATCCAGGCATCAGTAGGTGAACTGGAGCAGCACGTTGCAGGCATGAATATTAACGCCGCAAAAGAGGTCATCCAGACGGTGGGTCAGCAGCTGGTTTCTGCTGAGGCGATGAAAGATATTCGCTCCAGCATGGAAGGCGGCAAGCGCATGAGTATCCCGGTTAAAGCTGAGCTGACTACTGTCGATGTTCCCGGCCAGATTATCGCGCCGACCCGTCTGCCGGGCATCGATCAGACGCCGAAACAGCGCCTGTTCATTCGTGATCTGATTGCGCCTGGTCGTACCCAGTCAAACACAATCTATTATGTGAAACAGACTGGCTTTACCAATAACGCAGCGGTAGTGCCGGAAAATACGACAAAGCCTTACAGCGACATCGCGTTTGCTGAAGAAACTACGCCTGTGCGCACCATCGCCCACATGTTCAAAGCATCCAAACAGATTCTGGATGATTTTGCACAGCTGCAATCAACCGTAGACGCTGAAATGCGTTACGGCCTGAAGTATGTAGAAGAGCAGGAGATTCTGTTCGGCGATGGTACCGGCGCACATCTTAAGGGCATCATTCCTCAGTCTGTTGCGTTCAATCCTGCTTTCGCCGTTGAGAAGCAGACCGGTATTGATGTGCTGCGTCTTGCCATGCTGCAGGCGCAGCTGGCGCGCTTCCCTGCTTCCGGTCACGTATTGCACTTCACCGACTGGGCGCGCATTGAGCTGACCAAAGATGAGCTGGGGCGTTACATCCTGGCAAATCCGGCGCAACTGGCCACGCCAACCCTCTGGGGTCTGCCGGTTGTGGCAACGGAAGCCGCTCAGTTCCTGGGCAAGTTCCTGACAGGTGCATTCAACTCTGGTGCGCAGTTGTTCGACCGTGAAGACGCCAACGTGGTTATCTCAACCGAGAACGCCGACGACTTCGAGAAGAACATGATCTCGATCCGCTGTGAAGAGCGCGTTGCCCTGGCGGTGTACCGTCCGGAAGCGTTTGTATTCGGCTCTCTGACTGGCGCAGGCAGCTAATCATAAATCAGGCGGCCTTCGGGCCGCTTTTCATGGTGGCAGTAATGGCGATGATTGAGTTAAGCACGGTCAGAGATCACTGCCGTATCGATGAAGATGATACCAGCGAAGATAATCTGCTGAGCATCTATACCGGGGCGGCAAAGCGCTATGTGGAGATGTGGACGCGAAGAAAGCTCTATATGACCAACGCTGACCCCGGCTTTGAAACGGATGAATACCGGCTGTTGATTGACGATGACGTGCGTACCGCAATGTTGCTTCTCATAGGTCACTGGTTTGCGAACCGGGAGGCAGTTAGCGTTGATGCAACGGCTAATACAATGCCTCTGGCGGTTGAAGCATTACTTCAGCCATACCGTATTTACGGGGTGTAATATGGCATGTAAAGGCTGTGCCGCGCGTCGAGATTGGATTAAGAAATGGAGCCGTATCGCGTATGAACGAGCAACAGGTAAGCGATCTGCTGACGGCGATGGCAGAGCAGACAATGGCGCAAAAAGAGCAGACAAAGGCGATGATACGTCTGGCTGAATCCAATGAAACGCTGGCAGCATTAATGTATCAGGCATTTTCTGATGATATTGAAGGGGCATCCTCTTCAGAAGCTTCCCAGACTTACCTTAGTGGAAAACCACGGGGGTGATTTATGCAGGCAGGAAGATTGCGTCACAGAGTAATTCTTCAGCGATCAGTTAAAGACCAGAGTCCGGTTACAGGGGGTATCACTGAAAGTTGGGTTGATATAGCCATTATACGGGCCGAAGTGGCGCCTTCTTCAGCGCGGGAATTCGTTGCTGCCATGGCGACACAAAGTGAAGTGACGACACGAATTACCATCCGCTATCGTTCAGCTATAAGCAGCCTCGACCGAATTCTCTTCCGGGGGAAGATTTACAACATTGAAGGCGTTCTTCCCGATCCGGTGAGCGGCCGGGAATATCTGACGCTTCCATGCTCAGAGGGCGTAAATAATGGCTGATGGCGTTGATTTTAATCTGACAGGGCTCGATGGGTTGCTGGGAAAGTTGGATGAAATCAGCGATGACCTTCGCCGAAAAGGTGGCCGCGCTGCGCTCAGGAGGGCTGGTAACGTTATCGTCGACCGGGCCAAATCAAACGCTAAACGCATTGACGATCCGGGAACTGGCCGAAGCATTGCGGATAATATTGCTATCAGATGGAATGGTCGCTTATTCCGCAGAACCGGCGATCTCGGTTTCAGAGTTGGTGTGCAGTATGGAGCAGTGCTCAAAAAGCACCCTGATAAAACGGCTAACTCACCAACGCCGCACTGGCGCCTTCTGGAATTCGGCACTGAAAAAATGAAAGCGCAGCCATTCATGCGACCCGCAGCGGAAAACAGCATCGATCAGGTTGTCGCTACATTCACCTCTGAGTATTCCAAAGCCATTGACCGGGCTGTTGCCCGCGCGCGAAAGAAAGGAGTACCGCCGTGATAGCACCAATTTTCCCGGTATGTGCTGCCAGTGCTGAGGTTAACGCACTAATTGGGGGTGATCGATTGCGCCTGTATCCATTCGGCATGCAGGATGACGTTATTGTTTACCCCTATGCGGTCTGGCAAAACATCACCGGTGAGCCGGAAAACTACCTCGGCCAGCGGCCAGATGCGGACGCATTCACGCTACAGGTAGACATTTACGCCGGCACGCCAGATGAAGCCATCGCGGTTGCTGAGGCGCTGCGAAACGCCATTGAGCCGCATGCGCATATTACGCGCTGGAGCGGGCAGACCCGTGATGATGAAACGAAGCGTTACCGCTACTCATTTGATGTGGACTGGATAGTCCTGCGCTAATCACCTCACCAACTAACCAACCGGCCACGTGCCGGTTTTTTTACGTCCGGAGATAACCATGTCTGTACTGACGCAGGGCACACAGCTCTATGTGTTTGCAAATAACACTGTGAGCGAAATCGAATGCATTACCGCATTCAACCCGGGCAGCAGCCCGGCAGATCAGATTGAAGACACCTGTCTGAGTGAAAAAAGTACGCGGACCTACAAAAAAGGTCTGCGTACTCCAGCTCAGGCATCGGCAACGCTCAACGCCGACCCGAAAAACGCCAGTCACCTCATGTTGAGTAATCTGGCAGAAAACTCTGACCAGACCGATCTGGTATTTGCCATTGGCTGGTCTGATGGTGAATCAGCGCCGACGGTGGCGGCGGCGAATGCGCAAAACGCCGTAGATGGACTTAACCTGCCTGACGATCGCACCTGGTATGTATTTAAGGGCTATGTGGCCGATTTCCCGTTTGATTTCCAGGCCAACACAGTCGTCCAGACGACTGCCACAATTCAGCGTTCCGGCGCCGGCGCGTGGATTCCAAAGGCGGAGTCCGGTTCTTAATTTATCCGGGGCTTCGGCCCCTTTTGCAGGTAAAGCATGAAACTTACTCTTGAATCACTCAAAAAAAGCGGTGCCTTTACCGGTCGGCCGGTCGAGAAAGAAATCACCTGGAAGCAGGGTGATCAGCAACTGACCGCTACCGTTTATGTCCGTCCGATGGGTTACCACACGGCAACGAATGACGTAATGGCGATGGGCGGCAAGATTGATGGTGTCGCCGGCCGCATCGCTGCTTCAATCTGTGATGAAGAAGGAAAGCCTGTATTTACTGTTGCGGATATCACAGGTGAAGCAGACCCTGAGCGCGGCTCTCTGGATGGACAACTGACTATTGCGCTGCTGGTAGCGATTAAGGAAGTTAACGATCTGGGAAAGAGTACGAGCTCAGCGCCGAAGACGAATTCTGGTGCGAACTCGTCCTCAACGGCATCGGCGGCAGAACCATCGCCGAAGCGCGTGAAGCGATCAGCTTCAAAGAGTCGCAGCTCTGGGCAAAATACAGGGACAAGTACGGCAGCCTGAATCCGATGATGCGCACTGAGTGGGGTGCTGGTGTTGTGGCCAGTGTGATCGCAAATGCCAATCGGGACCCGAAAAAACCACCGTTCAGCCCGACAGACTTTACCCAGCACTTTACTAAAGTTACCGCTGCTAATGAGCCTATCTCGCTTGAGGACGCCATGGGCAGCTGGACTTAATTGCCGCCAACGGAGAATGTATGGCTTCCAAATCGCTTGGCACCCTGACGATCGACCTGATTGCTAAAGTGGGCGGCTTCACCTCTGGCATGGATAAGGCGCAACGCGCCTCAGAGAAATGGTCCCGGCAGGTGCAGAAAGACGCAGCGGCCACGTCAGCAGCGCTGCTTTCTGTAGGCGGTGCAGTGCAGACGGCAGCGCTGGCAGCCGGTACCGCCGGGTTTGCATTACTGAAATCTACTGCAGAGCAGGTCAACGCGACTGATCAGTGGGCAAAGTCCCTGAAGATTTCAACGCAGGAGCTTCTGGCCTGGCAGTTTGCGGCAGAAAAAGCCGGTGTTGCCGGTGACAACATGGCGGATATCTTCAAGGACCTCAGCGATAAAATCGGTGATGCGGTACTGAACAAATCCGGCGAGGCAGTCGATGCATTAAACGCACTGGGCCTCTCCGCTGAAAAGTTGTCAAAGGTATCACCTGATAAGCAGATGCTCGCCATTGGCGAAGCGCTGGGCAAAATCAGCACCAACGCAGGTAAGGTCACCATTCTGGAAAGTCTCGGCAATGACCTGTCGAAGCTTCTGCCCTTGTTTGATAACAACAATGCGAAGCTGAATCAGTTTATTCAGCTGGCAAAAGACTATGGCGTTGCGCCGGACCCGCAGTCCATTGATGACCTGGTTAAGGTAAACAACCTGTTCCAGGACATGGAGGCGCAGGTGAAAGGCCTGAAGATGGAGATTGCAGCAGGGCTGGCGCACGTTGACCTGAGTCCGCTGAGCAACTCACTTTCAGACATTCGCACCGTGCTGACTGATCCTAAAATCCTGCAGGGCATTGCCGACTTAGTTAGCGAGGTGGCGCAGCTGGCAGGCTGGCTGATTAAGGCAGCCGCCGGAGCAGGTCAGCTTGCCGCCTCGTCAGGAAATCGCATGGCCGCGCTGGGTAATCGGGTTGATATGAATAACCCCGATCAGATTCAGGCCCGCATTGACTATCTGAACAGCACCGTTAAAGACCGTGGTAACGGAATGTATGACGGTAGCCAGACGTTCCTCGGCTGGATCATGGGCAAGGATGACAGCGTGAAAGCGGTGTCAGATGAGATTGCCTCGCTCACCGGCCGGCTTGCAGAACTCAATAAACAGCCGAAAGACATCAAAATTGAGCCTACGGTTAACGCCGGCAGCGCTTCGTCACTGATGGACTTCGGACTCGCCCCCGGACAGACCAACGGCAAGCCGGCGAAGGATACCGCTGGCGCTAAACTGGAGTCAGCTTTCAAGGCGACTGAGCGCAGCTACATGCGCCAGATTGAGCTGATCGATACCACCGGTAAAAAGGTAAACGAGGTCACCGAGCAGCAGAAGCTTCAGTTTGATATCGCAGACGGCAAGCTTCAGGGCCTTAATGACACGCAGAGAAAGAGACTGGATCTTCTTGCAAAGGAAGTCGACCGTCTCAACGCCGTGAAAAAGGCCAACGAGGAAAACGCCAAAGTAGCTGCGTTTGTGGCTAACCTTCAGGCGCAGAACAGCAATGCGCAGTCGTCTCTGAATATTGACGTTCAGGGCGCAGGACTGGGCGACAAAGCGCGTCAGCGCATGAAAGAGCGTCTCAACATTGAGCGTGAGTACCTCGATCAGCAGCGCGATTTGCAAAATCAGTATCAGTCCGGCGACATAACGCAGTCGGTATATGATCGTGAAACAAGCGCGATAAGCAGCGCCATGTCTGACCGTCTGAAAATTCAGGAGGATTATTACAAAAGCATGGATGCCATGCAGTCCGACTGGATGGGCGGTGTCAGTGACGGGCTGGCTAACTGGCTGGATGCATCTTCAGATTATTCAACATCTGCAGCAAATGTCGTCAGCAGTTCGATGGATAGCGCGCTTGATAACGTTGCCGGCATGCTTGCCGGAAACAAAGCCAGCTGGAAAGACTGGGCCAGCTCTGTGCTCAGCATGATCGCAAAAGTGGCTCTTCAGATGGCCGCAGTAAACCTTATCGGCGGCCTGGTCAGTTCAGTGGGTGGCGCTGTTGGTGGTGCTGCAGCGGGTGGCGCATCCGCTAACAATTCATTCAGCAGTGGCGCTTACAACAACCTTACGCTCAACGCCAAAGGGGGCGTATACCAGTCACATGACCTGAGCCAGTACAGCGGTTCTGTTGTCAGCTCGCCAACGCTTTTTGCTTTTGCCAAAGGCGCGGGCCTGATGGGTGAAGCCGGTCCGGAAGCCATAATGCCGCTCACACGCGCTGCGGATGGTTCACTGGGCGTCAGGGCGCTCGGCACCGGCAGCGGTGCGGGCGGTACCAGTATTTCTGTCAGCGCTCCCGTTACCATTCAGGGCGGCGGCGCAGGCGAAACCAGTACGGCCAATACGACTACTGCCGCACAGCAGCTGAAGGGGATGATTGAGAAAACCATCAATGACTGGGCGCGCAAGGAAATGACACCAGGCGGCATATTAGCCCGGCAGGGTTAACCGTAAAGTCTTAGCAGGGTGAACCATGGCTATTGATGAATTTAGTTGGTGCGTCAGGACTGGCGCGACAGAGGAGCTGACGGTTTCGACGCTGCAGGCGCAGTTCGGTGACGGCTATAAGCAGGTGGCTGGCTCCGGCATTAACAGCGCCACAGAATCCTGGCCGGTTACCTGCAGCGGCAGCAAAACCGAAATGGCGACTGTCAGGGCGTTTTTGAAATCGCATGTAACGGTGTCGTGCTGGTGGGTTAACCCGTGGGGGGAGCGAAAGCTTTACCGGGTAAAGCCAGACTCTATCCGGCCAAACTTTATTAACGGTAATTTTGTTGAAATCGCCTTCACCTTTGAACAGGCATTTGCACCGTGACATGTCACGATAACTAACAGGGCGCTCAGCGCCCTTTTTTATTGGGTGATGCATGAGCTTTTTACAGGACATTCAGCAGCTGGAGCCTGGCAGCCTGGTACAGCTGATTGAAGTCGATGGTACTGAATTTGGCATGGATACTGTCCTTAGATTCCACGCTTACAACCTACCCAACGAGGGGTGGAAGTCTTTCGCCGCCGACAATCTGCCGTCGATTATGTGGCAGGGTAACGAGTATGACCCGCACCCTTATGAGCTTTCGGGCCTGGAGATGAGCAGCACCGGCGCACAGCCAACGCCAAAACTTTCCGTCAGCAACGTGGGGAATTTTGTGGCCGCTCTGTGCCTGCAGTTTGATGATCTGGTTAAAGCCAAAGTAAAGATTCACACCACGATGGCTAAATACCTGGATGCAGCGAACTGGGAGCAGGGCAACCCGACCGCCAATCCTCAGGAAGAGCGGGTGCAGCTGTTCTACGTGAACGCCAAAACAGCAGAGACACGCGCTGTTGTTGAGTTTGAGCTGTGCTCACCCTTTGACATTCAGAGCCTGCAGCTGCCATCACGCCAGATTACGCCGGTCTGCACATGGTGCATGCGTGGCTGGTACCGGACCGGAACCGGATGTGATTACGCCGGCACCCGCTACTTTGCCAAAGACGGCACGCCCACGACTGATCCTTCTAAAGACGTATGCGGCGGACGCCTGGCCGATTGCAAAGCCCGGTTCGGCGAAGACCAGCCGCTGTCGTTCGGGGGCTTCCCTGCGGCAAATCTCCAGGGGAAATAGCGATGCGTAAAAAAATAATGGCGGCCATTACAGAGCACGTGGCCGCAGAGTATCCGAAAGAGGCCTGTGGGCTGGTGGTGCAGATTGGCCGGGCTCAGGAATACGTGCCGTGCACCAACGCCTCAGATAACCCGACAGAACACTTCTTTATCCCGCCTGAAGACAAGCGGGCAGCGGAAAAGCTCGGAGCCATTCTGATGGTTGTTCATTCACACCCGGACGTGCCGCAGCTTATCCCGTCTGAAATGGACCGCGTGCAGTGCGACTACTCCGGCGTTGAGTGGGGGATCATGTCATGGCCCGACGGGGATTTCTGCACCATCAGCCCGCGCGGCGATCGTGAGCTTGTCGGACGGCAGTGGGTGCTGGGCTACGCCGACTGCTGGACGCTGATTATGGATTACTACCGTCAGGAGCACGGCATCACGCTGAATAACTGGTCAGTGGATTATGAGTGGTGGCTCGACGGCAAGGAAAGCCGCTACGACGATAACTGGCAGGATGAAGGTTTCGTTGAGGTTGACCTGGCAGACATGCGTAAGGGCGACATGATCATGATGCGCGTCCAGTCACCGGTGACTAACCACGCCGCCATATACCTTGGCGACAACCTGATGCTTCACCACAACTCAGGAAACCTCTCAACCCGGGTGCCGTATGGCGATTACTGGCGAAACCGAACCGTGCGCGTGGTGCGCCGCAAGGAGTTATTGGATGCTTAAAACGATGCGGCTGAAAGGCCTTATGGCGAAAAAGTTCGGTGCTGTGCATCAGTACCACGTTGCGGACCTACGCGAGCTTATCCGCGCGATGTGCTCGCAGGTTCCGGGATTTAAAAAATACGTGTCAAACGCACACCTGCAGGGTGTTCGCTTCGCGTTTTTCAGCGGAAAAGACAACATCGGCCTGCAGGAATTTGACATGTCATCGGCAGCTACCCATTTTGAAATGGAGCCCGTCCTGGAAGGCTCTAAACGCGGCGGCATGCTTCAGATTGTGATCGGAGCCGTGGCGCTGGTAGCGGCCTACTTTACGGCGGGCGCATCGTTCACAGTGCTTGGTGTAACGGCTTCCACGGTTACAACGGCGCTGACCGGGCTGGGCATCAGCATGGCGCTCGGCGGTGTCATTCAGATGCTGACACCCCAGCCTAAATACAACATCGGCGCATCATCCAGCACGGACAACAAACCGAACTATGCCTTTGGCGCGCCGGTGAACACCGTTGCAATGGGCTATCCGGTCCCGGTTCTGTATGGCCAGCGTGAAATCGGCGGGGCCATTATCAGCGCCGGCAGCTATACCAGCGATCAGCAGTAACCAACAGACAGCAGCAAAGCCACCTCCGGGTGGCTTTTTTTATGGGTGAAATATGCGACTTCTCGACGGCGAGACAATATACCAGGGCAATAAGGGCGGCGGCGGCAACCCGCACACGCCGGTTGAGCAGAAAGACGACCTGCTGTCTGTGGCAAAGCTGAAGCTGTTGCTGGCTATTTCTGAAGGTGAAATTCAGGGCGACCTGACCGCGCAGCAGATTTACCTGAATGATACGCAGCTGGCGAACGATGACGGCACGTATAACTTCACCGGCGTGGTGTGGGACTGGCGCAGGGGTACGCAGGACCAGACCTATATTCAGGGCATGCCCGAGGTCGATAACGAGCTGGCCGTGGGTGTTACCGTCACGCAGTCAGCGCCATGGACACGCCAGTACACTAACCTGTCTCTGGATGCGATACGCCTCAAGCTGAGCCTGCCGGTGCAGTATCAGTACAAAGAAAACGCCGACATGGTAGGCACCGTCACGCAATACGCAATTGACCTGTCAACAGACGGCGGGTCATGGGTGCAGGTGGTGAATGCCAGCTTTAACGGCAAAACAACATCTGAATATCAGCGCGATCACCGTATCGACCTGCCGAAGGCCACAACCGGGTGGGCGATTCGCGTGCGGCGTCTGACCGCGGACTCCACATCCACAAAGCTGATTAACGCCTTCAAGGTTTTCTCATTTGCAGAAGTAATCGACAGCAAGCTGCGCTATCCGAACACTGCGCTGTTGTACGTCGAGGTGGATGCTTCGCAGTTTAACGGACAGGCTCCAAAAATCACCTGTAAGCCGAAGGGTAAGCTGGTTCGCGTTCCGAGTACTTACGACCCGGTCAGCCGCACATACAGCGGCGTGTGGCAGGGAGATTTCAAGTACGCCTACACCAACAACCCGGCGTGGATTTTCTATGACCTGGTGCTGGATAAAATTTACGGAATGGGTACCCGCGTTGATGCTTCCATGATTGACAGGTGGGAGCTGTATGCGATCGCGCAGTACTGCGATGAGATGGTGCCGAACGGTGCCGGCGGCACAGAGCCCCGCTTTACCTGCAACGTGTTCATTCAGAACCAGCAGGAAGCATACACCGTGCTGAAGGATATCGCGGCCATCTTTCGCGGCATCACCTTCTGGGGCAACAGTCAGATATTCGTAAATGCTGACGTGCCACAGGTGGATGCGAACGGTAACGTTGATGTCGATTTCGTGTATCACGCGGCTAACGTAGTCGATGGTCTTTTCACCTATGCCGGAGGGAGCTACAAAAACCGCTATTCGTCCTGCCAGACCAGTTACTCTGACCCGGCCAATCATTACTCTGATACGGTCGAAAGCGTTTATGATTCCGAGCTGGTGGCGCGCTACGGCGTGCGCGAGCTGACGCTGACGGCAATCGGCTGCACATCGCAGAGTGAGGCACACCGGCGCGGACGCTGGGCGCTCCTGTCGAATGCCAAAGACGGCACCGTGTCATTCGGTGTTGGTCTGGACGGTTATATCCCGATCCCTGCTGAAATCATCGGTGTGGCCGATCCGTTCCGCAGCGGCAAGCAAAATGGCGGGCGCATCAGCGCGGTGAATGGACGCAGTGTGAAGCTGGACAGGGCAATAGAATACGTTGCTGGCGATCGGCTGGTGGTAAACCTGCCTGACGGTACTGCGCAGACCCGCACTATTGCTTCAGTCAGCAGCGACAAAAAGACCGTCACGGTCTCGACAAACTTCCGCATGACACCTGAAGCAGGCGCGGTGTGGGCTATTGACAGTGATAACCTGGCTATTCAGTACTTCCGCGTGACTTCTGTCGCCTCCAATGGAGACGGCACCTTTACCATTGCAGGCGTACAGCACGACCCAAACAAGTACCGCTACATTGACGACGGCGTACGCATAGAACCCGCGCCGATTACCGTCACGCCAATCAGCGTGCTTAAGCCACCGGCTAATATTCAGGTAACTGAAATCAGCTTTGTGGAGCAGGGCCTGTCTGTTTCCAGAATGCAGGTGACGTGGGACCGGGTAGAAGGTGCGATCAGCTATGAGGCGCAGTGGCGCAAGGACAAGGGCGACTGGATTAACGTCAGCCAGACCAGCGCGCAGGGCTTCAGCATCAGCGGGATTTACACGGGTGTATACGATGTACGCGTGCGTGGCGTAAATGCTGCTGAAGTGCGTTCTCCATGGGGTTATTCGGACTCCACGGCGCTAACCGGTAAAGTCGGCAAACCCGGCACGCCAGTCAGCCTGAAAGCTTCAGATAACGTAGTGTGGGCGATTGACGTTACCTGGGCATTTCCGGCCGGCGCAGGTGATACGGCTTACACCGAAATTCAGGTTGCCACCACGGCAGACGGGCAGAACCCACAGTTTCTGGCTTACGTGCCGTACCCAGGCGTCAGCTATCAGCACGGTCCAATGTCGGCAGGCGTGCGCCGTTGGTACCGCGCGCGCCTGGTGGATAAAATCGGTAATACCGGTGACTGGACAGCGTTTGTACCGGGTATGTCGAACGTCAACGCCAACGAACTGATTGAGGATTCTTTCAAAGAATATCTGGAATCTGATGACGGTAAGGCGCTGCTTGAACCACTGATCACGGACCCACAGGCGCTGGCTGAGGACATTCTTGCGAACTACGACCACGTGGAGCAGCAGTGGGCGAATTTCGGTGAGAACTCAGCGGGTATCATCGAAGCTAAAAAGGTGGCCGCTGATGCGAGCAGCTCGGTCGCAGATTTGCAGACTGCTGTTACATCAAGGTTCGCGCAAAATGAAGCCGCAATTGCCGAAAGGATGGTTGCATACACCGATGCGGCTGGCGGCTCTGCCATCTATACCCTTAAGGCTGGCATAAAATATGGTGGCACAAATTATGATGCCGGCATGTCTGTTGCGGTGACCATCAATGGCACAGACGTGGTGACGCGCTTTGCTGTAAATGCCAATCAGTTTGTTGTGGCCAGCGGCAGCGGTAACAGCGTGTTCTCTCCGTTCATCATCAAAGACGGCCAGGTTCTGATTAACCAGGCGTTTATCGGAACCGCGTGGATTGGAAGAGGCAACATTACTGATGTTCTCCAGTCTGACAATTACATAAAGGGACAGGTTGGTATGTCACTAAACTTTAAAACGGGTGAAATAGAGATGAACAGCGCGATATCTGGTCAGGGGCGTGCAAAAAATAATAATTTCGGCTTGGCAGTGTATGACGCAAATGGCGTCGCACGCTTTAAGGCTGGCGATCTGAGTAACTTATAATGGCTTATGGAATTGAAGTCAGAACGGCTGATGGCAAGGAGCTTGTCAGCCTGTTAACGCCAATGTTCGTGCTTGACTATATAACGTCTTCCTCAGGAACTAGGACATATCAGGTACCCTCAGGGAAAAGCCTCATGTTGATGAAAGGAACAACGCAGTATGGGGGGAGCGATCAGGGGGCGGCTAAAACGTCTATCAATGGGAATACGCTAACGTGGAGCGAAGCTGACATCCAAAAAAATATAGTGGTTTATGCGGGGTAGTCATGTCTTACGGAGTCGAAATCCGGAAAAGTAACGGGACTTTATGGATGAGTCCAGATGTAACACCAATGAACTTAGTCCAGCGCTTTCAACAGAACTTTGTAGGAAAAGATGACTCAGCACAAATTATTATTCAGCTTATAGTCCCAGTTAGTGAGTCATGTATGGTTTTTACCAGATCGCCTGCTGGTGGCGGTGTAGCTTATAACATGACCCAGCAAAACGGTTTTTGGGCTTTAGCAATAAACGGAGCTTCAGGAGAGAATGGCAACAATGGAAGCCCCTCTGTCACTGTAATTTTCTATGTTTTTGCCTCAATGGTTTTGAGTCCGTCACGCTATAGCGCTGCTTATTACGATGCAAATGGTGTTATGCGATGGCATGCGGAGATGCGTCCACTGGAAGTTTTTCAAGCCTCAGCGGATGGTGTAGGCGGCGGCTCAATCGATACTGCATTTACACCCGCAGTATCATCAAAATTTAGTGGGCTTGCAGTAATATCAATGTTGCCTGGCACTCCACCCGTTTACTACTGGGGATCGTTTGCATGGAGAGCTTATGGCAAGAATCTTTCGTCGAGACCCTTGTCACTTTGGACAACAACAAGCTCAGCTTACACCCCATGGAACAACACGTCAGTGTACTATATCAATGCCGAAAACTATGACTAATGCCATATAAATCACCGCAAAGCATTAGGTAATGTTGATTTTCTAGGACAAATCTGATTAATTTATCTAACGCTTATCTGTGTGAAAATCTAAAATGAAAAAAGCTTTATTATTGATTATTGTTCCTCTTCTATATTTTCTACCCATTACTGGTATGTGTGAGAACAAAATCACGTATCCAAGTAGAGAATGGCATCTTGACCAAGGAGGAGAGGTTATTGCTGTATATGATGTAAATAATGAGGGTAAAACAGAAAATGTAAGGGTCGAATATTCAAACCCAAAATTCCTATTTGAAGACTCGGTAAAGTCGCAGATTTACGGGTGGACATTCCCTAAAGGAAATCCTAAGAAAGATGTTAGGGTTAAGATAAACTTTAAAAAACACTAGTGCTATTAAAAGTACGCTCTGTTTATATGCGCGTTTCTTAGAATGAAAATATCTATTTTTGATGGGGGAGAAAAGTGAATAAATTTATTCTTATCATGGCATTATCATTACTTTCGATTTCTGCTAAAGCAGGAAGTTCCTTGATATATCTTTCGTGTCCCGGGCTTGATGCAAGAGCACCAGACTTAGTTGTCGTTTTAGACAAGGGTAACGGCACCGCATCTCTGCAGTCTCCATCAATGGGTGCAGGTTTAAACTTTACTGAAAAAGCATCATTTGGACCACAAATTGTGGTTTGGAAAAAAGAAACAAGAGGGTTCAGGCAGACTTACTCGGTTAATCGGGCATCTATGGAGTTAGAAAGGAGAACCTTTAGTGAGAGGTCATCCGAAACAGATATTGAAAAGTCTAAATGCAGCTTACTGAAAAGTAACGCCTCAAATAAATTTTAATCAAATTAAATTAGAAAAACCCGGACACCGAGCCGGGTTTTTTATTGCCCGGAGAAAACTATGCCAGCAGGCACTATTGCTTTAACCAACGGCTCAACCACAGTGACCGGAACCGGTACCAGCTTCACCACTGAGCTGAAAGCGGGAGACTTCGTTTACGTAATGGTTGGTGGAGCACCATACACAATGGTCGCCTCTGTCGTAACATCCAATACGCAGTTGACGCTGGCTGTGGCATTTGATGGCCCGACAACATCAGGACTTGCATGGGTGGCGGCACCGGCTCTGATGCTGTCAGCAATTACACAGAAGATGTTGAACGATTTCGCTAACGTAGCGCGCGGTCGCATTCTGGATTTCCAGAACTGGCAGAAGATTTACAGCAGCGATCAGTCAGTGACAGTGACCCGACCGGACCGAACCACTTTCACTGGCCCAAGCTGGGGTTATATGTCGGCGCAGTTCGCAGGCAAAGCAAATACAGCCGACGTTCTGACGAAGGCAGGCAACCTTGATAGCCTGGCAAATAAAGCTACATCTCGATCAAATCTTGGATTGGGTAACTCAGCTACACGTGATGTGGATGTTCAACTCCCGACAATAGGTAGTGGCGGAGTGATGATTCAGGCATCCAGGGATTACCGCCCCCTCGTTGGCTACGATACAATTTCTAACTATCCATTAGGTATGACAGCTGGCATACAGGATGCTGCAAAATCATGGAATACTTCTGGCGATTTCGTAGGGCTTTTAACTGTAAGGTCCTGGACGGATACGACTGCAGGAGGCAATGCAGCATGGCAACTTGCAATGACTGCGACAGGCTTCAAATACCGTCAGGGTAATGCATCTACCGCTGGTGGAACCAATAACATTTTTGGCGCCACCCAGACAATTTACTCAACTCAGAACACCACTAAAGCCAGTGACGGAACTTTAAAAGCAGCTTCACCCGTAGCCCGGATTGTATGTTCAAAAGACGATACTCAACGCACAGATGTTGCAGAGGCTGGATTTACCTGGTGCGGATGTGGAACCGCTAACGAAGAGGCTGAGGGAATAAGCCTTTCTCGCATGGCTGCAGGGGTTTATGTGCTTGCAGGTTCAGCAGGACTGGCAAATGAAGGATGGCAGCTTTTACCCCCTCGCGATCCCCAAGGCTCTGGTGATTTAGGGATTGTGGAAGCAGAGCAGACAGAAAGTGGAGGATTAAAAATCTGCCTCTACAAGCGGCGTTATAGACTAAATGATAATGGCGACATAGAAGTGATTAAGGGCGATTTGATTGATGTTCCAGCCAACAGCTGGATCGACGTCCGACTGGATATGCCAGAAGATTCGGCATATAACCTCCGGCAGCCTAAAGTTAAAATCTCCACTTTGGAAGATGAAACCCAAAAAGTAACTTAAAAAAGCCCCGGCGACGGGGCAGACATGTACCGCGCCAATCTTACAGCAAGCTACGGGGTGAGTGATTAAAGGTTAGTCACTCGCGCCGCTCCCGCCAAAAAAAATTCTATGCCCGCCAACAGCTTTACAAAATCCTCAAACGCAGCGGCTTGATTAATTCCAGTGTTTGATATTACTGTATTTATATACAGTAACTTATCGAGGACACGAAAATGGATTTTTTAAGACCAGCGGAAATCCGCGCCATTCTGGAATTACCACTCTACATAAGTCGCGTGCCATGCGGCTTCCCATCACCGGCTCAGGACTATGTTGAACAGCGGATTGACCTAAATAATTTGCTCGTTCAGCACCCCAGCGCTACCTACTTCATCAAGGTAAGCGGTGATTCTATGGTTGAGGGTGGCATAAACGATGGCGACATGCTGGTCGTCGATAGTTCACTGAAGGCCGGCCATGGTGATGTAGTCGTAGCATCACTTGGCGGAGAATTCACAGTAAAGCAGCTGATGCTGCGACCCTTCCTGCATCTCAAGCCGATGAACTCGGCGCACTCCATAATCCCCATCAGCGATGCCGATCAGTTTGAAGTTTTCGGTGTTGTCAGACATGCAATCAAGAATATAGGCCAGTAAATGTTCGCGCTCGTGGACGTTAATTCGTTCTACGCCAGTTGCGAGACAGTGTTTCGACCAGACCTGCGCGGGAAACCTGTGGTTGTTCTGAGCAACAATGATGGCTGTGTAATAGCTCGATCGGCCGAGGCTAAAAAGATTGGCATCAAAATGGGCGATCCGTTCTTCAAAATGAAGGATGAGCTGCGCCGGCACAGAGTGCAGGTATTCAGCTCAAACTACGCTCTTTACGCTGACATGAGTAATCGGGTTATGACCACGCTGGAGGATATGGCGCCAGCTGTTGAAATTTACTCGATAGACGAAGCGTTCATGAACCTGACGGGCATGCGCCGTTATAAGCCGCTTGAAGAATATGGGCGTGAAATTCGCGAGAGGGTATATCGGGAAACCCATCTGACGGTTGGCGTGGGCATCGCGCAGACGAAAACGCTGGCCAAGCTGGCTAACCATGCGGCAAAGAAATGGTCCAAGACCGGCGGCGTCGTAGATCTTTCTAATGTTGAACGGCAGCGCAAGCTGATGGCGTTGGTAGCGGTTGAGGATGTCTGGGGCGTTGGCCGGCGCATCAGCAAGAAGCTGAACGCCATGGGGATTGAAACCGCCAAGGACCTGTCAGAGCAAAGCACCTGGATAATCAGGAAGCACTTTAATGTGGTGCTTGAGCGTACTGTCAGGGAGCTACGCGGCGAACCATGTCTCGAACTGGAAGAGTTCGCCCCCACGAAACAGCAGATCGTTTGTTCTCGCTCTTTCGGTACCCGCATTACTGATTATGAGCAGATGCGGGAGGCGGTGTGTAATTTTGCCGTCAGGGCATCTGAAAAGCTTCGTGGTGAACGCCAGTATTGCCGGCAGGTGGCCGTGTTCATAAAAACGAGCCCTCACGCTGTCGGTGAGGTGTATTACGGCAACCAGGCAATGGGGAAGATGATGACACCTTCCAATGATTCACGGGACATTATCCGGGTGGCTATGGAAGCGCTTGATCGCATATGGATAGACGGATGCCGGTATATGAAAGCAGGGGTGATGCTGGGTGACTTTTTCAGCCAGGGGGTTGCTCAGCTTAATCTGTTCGATGAATTTCAACCACAGCCAAACAGCGAAGCGCTTATGCGCGTTGTTGACGGGCTTAACCAAAGCGGGAAGGGGAAACTATGGTTTGCAGGACAGGGTATCCAGAAATCCTGGGCGATGAAGCGCGAAATGTTGTCGCCGGCATACACAACAAGGTATTCGGACCTTCCCGTTGCGAAGTGACGTTTGTGATGCAGCCGCTGCAGCAGATAGTGCCAATGAGCAGTACATGTTGCGTCAGGGAGCTGAAAGGGCGGACGTGTATTGTTGATACGATGAGGATGCCACTAAACGGCGATACCGTGCTGCTGGATATGTCTGGCTTTCTGGAATGGGCACAGATTTTTCTACACCCTCGCCGGGTGATCACTGATGAAGTAATGATTCTGGAAAGCGACCTGCTGGAAGATATTGCGATAGTGGGAGTGGTAACGCATGAGATCAGCACCTTGCAGCAAGGCATTGATGACCTGCCAATTTGAATGATTTATGGAGGGTTTTACCACCGTATTGCCATAGTTTTACCATCGCACAAAGCAGGCAATAAAAAAGCAGCCATAACAGGCTGCTTTTTTTAGGGATTTTGGTCGGCACGAGAGGATTTGAACCTCCGACCCCTGACACCCCATGACAGTGCGCTACCAGGCTGCGCTACGTGCCGAACGTGG